CCATTTGTTTTAAATAACCTTTTAATACTTTTTTTCCAATTTTTCCAAAGATAGATACTTTTTTACCAGTAGCTGGATTTATAATTTTAAAAAAAGCTCCGCCAGTTTGAACTCCAGAATGATCAGGAGAAGGTCCTAAATCTGGCCCAATCATATTATTTCCAATTGACATTCCGTGAGATACAGGTGATTGTTGTCCATATGCTGAATCTGCAAGTGGTTGGGGATTCTCTAAATATCTTCCAGAGTTTTTATCAAAAAATTCAGAAGGCAATGAAATACGTCCCCCTTTTTGTTTATTATGTCTCGGCATTATATTATATATTATATAAAGAAAATTATTTTATAATCCATTTTCCATATTTATTAGGAATTATTTTATAATCCATTTTCCATATTTATTAGGAATTGTATTATCAATCTTTTTTAAATTATTTATTTCAATATTTACTACTGCTAATATTCTTTTATTAATAATATTAAAATCTATTTTATATTTTTCATAATTCATTTTTCTACCGCGAATATTATTCCAACTAGTATTCCAACTATTATTACAACTATTATTACAACTATTATTATTCATAATATATTGACACTATTAAATAACTTTAAATAATATTTTATTAACATGGTTTATGTTTTCCACAATAATATACCTTTTTTTTTATAATAGTAGTAATAATATTGTTGTCTATATTTTTTTTTATTTTTTTAATTATAAATTTAGAATTTTGTAAATTAGCTTTATAATTACATTTATTTCCTTTATTAATTCCATTTTTAATTATACCATTACATAATAGTTTAAATTTTTTATTATTTGTTAGTAATAAATTAATATCTTTTACAGGTTTGTTATCTAAAATAGGTAAATAGCCACCATTTTTCATACAATATGGACAGGCTCGTTTTTTAATATAATTAGTTCTAAGTTTGTTAGTTATAGCATATGAATTTTTAATATTTTCAAAATAAAAACAATGATTGCATAATAATTTAACAATAGGTTCTTTTGATAATTTATTATTTTCATAAAATTTTTTATAAGAAATTAGACAATGATCGTGTGTTAATTCATTTTTATCTAATATTATAGTGCATATTTCATTTTTTAATACCATATTATATTAGTATATAAGTGTATTTTTAATATCCAATTTCTTTAAATATAAAATAATTATTAAATATTAAAAAAAAGATATTATTAATATTTAATGGGAGAACGTGTTTTAAAAAATCCGAATATTAATAATATTACTTTTAAAAAACCCGAAAAAATATCAAATAAGATTTATATTATTGATGTAAAATATAATAAAAATAAACAATTTATAATTCAAACTCCTAAATTTTTAGTTCCATTTTTACCTTCTATATATTCTCATCGAAATCTTAACTTTTATAAACTATGTTTAGAAGCAAATAATTATCTTTTTAATAATAGTACAAAACAATTTGTAAAATTAATAAAAAATATTGACACTTATATTAAAGATAAATCACCAAATTTTTGGAAAAAATGTGGATATTCTGAAAAAAAAAAAACATTTAAAAATTCATATAATTTTAATAAAAATAAAAGTAAAGTTTATTTTTATTTTGGTATTCAAGTATTAAATAATAATCCGGAAATAAGTATATATGATTGGAAAAAAGATGAAAAAAGCTATAATTATATAACTCCTCAATCTAGAGCTTATTCTCTCATATGGTTAAAAAATATATGGCTTAAAGGTAGAAAAATTGGATTAAACTGGGTAATATTGCAAATGAAAATTTATTTACCAATTTATAAAATAAAAGAATGTCTAATAGAAGATGACGAAGATGAAATAAATTTTAAAACTATTCAGGATGATACAAATATGCAAGATACAAATATTCAAGATACAAATATGCAAGATACAAATATTCAAAAAAAACTAAATATGGAAGATGATCCAGTATATGGAAAATTTTTTAAAATGAAAAAATTTGGAATACCTATAGAATGTATTCGACATAAATTAAAAATGGAATCATTAGATCCTAATATTATAAGTATAAATATAAACAAATCTAAAATTAAACCAAAACTATATACAAAAACTCATACAAAATCTATTAAATCTATTAAAAAATCTAAACCTGGAAATTTAATTAATATTTTAAGTGGATTAGGAAATGTAAAATTAAAAAAAACAAAAAAAAGAAAGAAAAAAGAAAGAAAAAAGAAACAATCTTTATCAAATAGAGCGCCAAGCCTAGAGCAAATTTTGAAACAAAAAAATAGTTTAAAAAAAACACATGTTAAATTAATCTAAAATAAACCTATATTGTATACATGTATTTATATATATATTATAACCAAACACATCATTCTAGAAATGTATTACAATTATTACTATCTGGTAGTAATTTAGTAAACAAATTATTAAATAAGCATTATGCTAAAATATATAATAAATGTAAAAAATGGAGTTCAATAAATTATAATAAAATAAATTTATATCTAACTCAAAAAAACAAATATTCATCTAACCATCTTGAATATTTTTTGAAACAAAATTTTAAAAATATTGAAGTAATTTTTTACTATCCACATAATCGATGGAATGTAGAATTTACAAAATTATTAGCACATACATCTTTTAAAAAAATAATTTATATAGATGATTTTCATTCTAAAAATTTAAACAAAGCTAATTTTAATATATGTAATCAGTTTGATAAAATATTATGTTCTTATGCCTATAAAGCTAAATTTATATGTCCTATTTTAGATACAACAAAAATAATAAGTTTTCCGCACTATATACCAGACCATATGTTAATTAAAAATAAAAAAAAAATATTTAATAAAATATTACTAAGTGGTTTATGTTTAAATAATAAATGTAGTTGTCAAATATGGAGAAAAAAAGCTTATTCTATAAGATATTTAATACTTGATAAATTTAAAAATAATAAACTATTAAAAAATTTATGTATTCATGAAAATTATAAAGGTATAAATTACTATAAATATATCAATTTACATTCAATTGCAATTAGCACACCTGGTAATATAGGATATATATTAGCCAAATATTTTGAAATACCTGGTTCAAACTCACTTTTATTTGCTTATAATAAAAATTTAGAAAAAGATTTAGAAGATTTAGGTTTCAAAGATGGTATTAATTATATTGGATTTACAATGGAAAATTTAAATAAAAAAATTAAGAATTTAGAAAATGGATTAATTGATATACAAAAAATAACTACAAATGGATTTAATTTAATTAAAGAAAAACATACATTAAGTAAGCGTATTGAAAAATTGGATGAAATATGTGAAAATGTATGTAAAAGTGTGATGGTAGCGATTGATGTTGATCATAAAGTGATTGATTGATGAATGTTGATTGATGAGTATTGATCATGAAGTGATATGAATTAGATTTTTTAATCCTTCTAAAAAATCTATATTTATAGTCCAGCCAAGATTTTTTAATTTACTATTATTTATATAATATCGCATATCATTAAAAGGTCTATCTTCAATATATTCAATCCAATTATCATAATCCTCTGTATTTTTAATATTTTTAATTATCAATTTAGCAACATCTTTTACGCTATATTCCATACCTTCGTCACATCCAATATTATATATTTCACCGATTTCACCACTATTTAAAACACATTCAAATGCGGTTGATGTATCTTTAGTATGTAAAAAAGCTCGTAAAGCACAACCAGTTCCTTGAATAGTCACTTTTTTATTTTCTTTTAATAATTTTATAAATTTGGGGATAAGTTTTTCAGGATACTGGTTAGGACCATAAACATTATTACCTCTTGTTATAATTATTGGCATTTTATACGAATGCATATATGACTGCACTATTAATTCTGCCCCAGCTTTAGTAGCGGCATATGGATTTGTAGGACATAATATAGAATGTTCTGTTTTTGATTTTTCATCATCGTTTATCATCGATTCGCCATACACTTCATCCGTAGAGACATGTATAAATTTTTTAATTTTACCATATTTTCTACAAGATTCTAGAAGTGAATGAGTTCCTAAAACATTATCTTTTGTAAATTGTAATGAATTATCAAACGAATTTTGAACATGACTTTGTGCGGCAAAATGAATTATCGTATCAATATTATCTTTTTTTAAAATATATGATATTAATTCATTATTATTAATATCACATTTAATCATTTTATAATTTGGATTATTTCTTATATTTTCATCTACATTATTAATGTCTGCACAATAATATAATTTATCAACATTGATAATATTAATATTAGGATATTTTGTAGCAAAATAATTAATAAAATTTGAACCAATAAACCCACATCCACCAGTAACAAGTAAATTTTTAATAGTTTTGATATACTTATTTTTTAAATCCGATATTTCTAAATTTATATTATTTTTTAATGTTTTTAATGTATATGTTGTTTTATATTCTAAAAGGCAGTTTCTTACAGAATCTTTTATATTTTTAATTTCTGGATATAATTTTATAAGACGTGTAGTATCCAAATAATTATTAGATCGATCACTTGCTAAAATTTTACTTTGTTCATCTTTTGTAAAATTTTTCCAAATAAAATTTGGATCAACAATTTCTTTAAACATTTCTAATATTTCATTGTGGGATATTAAACCTGGATTTGTTAAATTTATTGTTCCTGTAATATTTTTACCCATCATATCTAATACATATGGTAATAATTCTGGTAGAACTGTCATTGAATTTGATATAGAGCAAATATATTCATAAGTTGAAATTTTGGTAATAAAGTTTCGTTTATTTTGTGTACCAGTAATAGGCATTCTAATTCTTAAATTTAAAACATTATCATCAAAAAAATTCATCAATTGGTCGGTAAATCCTTTTACAATCGAATAAGATGACCCAAAAAAATTAGGAAGAGATGATTCATTAAAGCCATTTATTTCTTTACCAAATGGATGTTTGTCATTAAATTTAAAAATACAACCTGTGCCTAAATATGTAAAATGAATATTTTGTTCTTTTGCAATAAGTGCTAATACGATAGGAGAATATAAATTATCACGAACATTTTCTTTTAATTTACCTGGTTGTTCTAAATAATCTATTGTAGAAAAAACTTCATTGTCTATTTTACCATGCGTTCTTCCAATAAATGATACTATATGACTTGGTTTAATTGTATCTATTTCATTTTTTAAATCTTTAACATTATCCACACGTACTTTGCCATCATAATACTCTATTTTATTATCTGTTAATATTTTTACAAATTGCGAACCTATCCAGCCTTTTGAACCATATATTAAAACTTTCATTATATATTATTGATTAACTAAAAACTTTAAATATA